TAATAGATAAATGCAAATAACTGCCAATAAACTGAATTACTGGCAAATGTTTGATTAAAACTTAAAAACTATGGATTTATTACAAAGATGGTTATTATGTATGATTATTACGATTATCAATGTAGAATTGTTTAACCTTAATGATTTTCAATTCTGGTTTATTGCCGCAGGAATTGGACTTGTTTGTTCGCCTCTACATAAAAAAGATAGATGTTAATAAATCGGTTAATACTTAATGTAAAATGATATTGCATTGTTACATAAATGTTGTATATTACCAATCGTTGTAATTATTATGCTTAAAAATAAACAAACATTTTCTATAATACTGACAACTCCTCAGATGAATCCTATCTTGCATAGTGATTACAACGGCATCTGGGGTTGTTGTCTATTTAATACCGTTGATTATGGCAAAAGAATTACCATATTTTAGATTTACAGTTTCGGAATGGCTAAATGATGACATTTCATTATTAGGTTATGCAGTTAAAGGAGTATTTTCTGATGTATGTTCTTATTACTGGTTTAAAGATTGTAGCATAACCCTAACAAAGCTAGAGCTTCGCTTTAACGATGCTAAAGGTGAGCTTAAAAAGTTGATAGATGAGGACATTATAAAAGTATCAGATTGTGGAGAATTTATAGAAATAACGTTCTTAAATGAGCAATACAATAAACTATCAGACCTTAGAGATTCAAGGGTTAACGCTGGTCGTAAGGGTGGATTAAGCAAAGCTAGAGCAAAGCTAGAGCAAAAGTCTAGCTATAAAGATAAAGATAAGGATAAGGATAAGGATTATAAAGAGACCTTTAATATTTTCTGGGATAACTTTCACACCATAACAAAAATGCTTAAATCCGACAAAGACGCTGCATTTAAAAAGTGGAAGCTATTAAGCAAAGAAGAAAAACAAAAGGCACTGGATAACATTAAACCTTATTATCTATCTTTAAAAGACAAAAAGTTCTGCAAAAAGGCACGGACTTATTTAGGTGACAAGAATTTCAATGATGAATTTAAGAAGGTATTAGTAATCGACAAGAATGATAAATACCGATTACCTGATAAACACCCTAACCAGATGACACCGGAAGAATTAGAAGATTATTGTAAAAGTTAAAAAATTTAAGACTATGGAATTTATAAAGTATCAACACATTGAAAGGTTTGGAACGACAGAGGTCGCACAAATTGAACTAGGCAAATGTTTCATATTTCCTAAAATAGATGGCACTAATGCAAGTGTATGGTTATCTAATGGAGAAATACAGGCAGGTAGCCGTAAAAGACACCTAACATTAGATAGGGATAATGCCGGCTTTTATGAATGGGTAAAAGAACAGCTTAATATATTAAAGTACTTAAAAGAGAATCCAACACATCGAATTTTTGGTGAATGGTTAATACCTCACAGTTTAAAAACATATCGAAGTGATGCCTGGAGAAAGTTTTATGTATTTGATATAGCCATTGATAAAACGCAAGATGAAATATTACACGAAGGCGACAGTGCTTTGAAATATATCTCATATGAAGATTATCAGCCACTACTAGAAAAATATAACATTGATTACATTGCCCCGATTAGTATTATAACCAACGCAAGTTATGAACAGTTAGTTAATCAGTTAATGAAAAACGTATTTCTTATCGAAGATGGTAAGGGTGTTGGTGAAGGTATTGTAATTAAAAGATATGACTTTATAAATAAATATAACCGTCAAACGTGGGCTAAAATAGTTACTTCTGAGTTCAAAGAAAAACATTCAAAAGAAATGGGTGCTTCTGAAATGAACGGTAAAAAATTAGTAGAACAGGAAATAGCAAATAAATATGTAACTGAGGCTTTATGTGAAAAAGTAAGAGCTAAAATAGAATTAGAAAATGACGGTTTCGGGAGTAAGGATATACCCAGATTATTAAATACGGTATATTATGACATTGTAAAAGAAGAAAGTTGGAATTTTATAAAGGAATTTAAAAACCCTACAATTAATTATAGAACCTTATTACATTTTATCATAGCAAATATTAAGGAAAAAATGCCGATGTTATTCTAATGAATAAGCAAACCTACATACTAGACAACCTCGAAAAGCGGGATTTAAAGAAGTACCTCAACTTCATGCGGGGTGCTGATGACAAAACCGTGCGTGTGTTTAGTGAGTATTACGAGCAAACCGAAAGGCACATCACAGAGCTAGAATGGGCTAATATCGAGCAATCGCAGTATCACAATAAGAAGATACAATTTTACATAGATTTGATACGGAATTACAGATTAATGTTAAGGGTTTCTAAACAATATGCAAACTACCATACAAGATATATCAAAAGAGCAAAATAAAGTAAAAGACGTTATCTATGTTAACGACATCCGGGAATCATTAAACGAGGGTTATGATAATGGGTTTAAACGTGGTAAAACCACGCACTATCCCGAATTAGATTATTTCTTTACTTGGTTACCTAAAGAAGTTACCGTAATTTCTGGAATGGGTAATATAGGGAAAACGACATTGTTAATTTTCTTATGTCTATTAAAGGCTAAGTTTGATAATTGGAAGATAGGGATATTTTCACCGGAGCAATCGCCACCTGAATATTTCTATAACGATTTAGCTCATACATTATGTGGTATGTCAGTGGATAAATCATATCATAATCGTGTTAGCAAAGAAGAGTATAATAAAATATTGGACTTCTTACAGGAACATTTCTTTTATGTATATCCCGAAAATGATAGCCCAACGCCAGACTATATCAATTCAAGATTTGAGGATTTAATAGAAAAGCACGGTATAAATACCTGTATAATTGACCCATTCGATCAGCTAGAAAATGACTGGGAAACAACCGGAAGGGATGATAGATATATTTCAGGCTTCTTACGTAAAAATAAGCGGTTTGCAAACAAACATGATATACACTATATTATCATTGCACATACTAAGGGAACAATAGGATTAAATGAAGATGGTAATTTTAGGATGCCTCACCTGATGGATATTGCCGGAGGTGCTAAATGGCAGGGTAATTCAGATAATATTATCTTTGTACATAGACCTTATTTTCTGACTGATCCACAGAATACAACTGTTGTTTGGAACTCAGCAAAGATTAAAAAAATACGTCAGGTAGGTTATCGTGGTGAAATTAGCCTTAGCTTTGATTTTAAAAGCAATAGATTTTATATAGAGAATAAATGTCCATTGGGAGATCGAGATGGCGAAGTACCATTTTAACTCGCAAAACATTAATAGTTATGGGTGGAAAATCTGGATAACTAACAAAGGATTAATAGTTAAATGTACGATAGTGAAACGATAAAAAAATAAAGGATTATGAAAATACTTAATCTTTATGCTGGTATCGGTGGAAATAGAAAATTATGGGGTGACGAACATGAAATCACAGCCGTAGAATATAACCAGGAAATCGCAGATATTTACAAAGACTTTTTTCCAAATGATACTGTTATTGTAACCGATGCACACCAATATTTATTAGATCATTTTGATGACTTTGATTTTGTGTGGGGTTCACCACCATGTCCAACACATTCAAAACTACAAAGTATGATAATTCATAATACTGGAAAAATTGTATATCCAGAAATGAATTTATACCAGGAAATAATAGTATTAATGGAGTGGTTTCGTGGGTTGTTTATTATTGAAAATGTACAAGGATATTATGAACCATTAATACAACCTACAACAAAATTACATAGGCATTATTATTGGTCTAATTTTCCTATAAATGGTTTTGAGGTTGCAAACGACAGGAAGCATACAAGTATAACCAATAGTTCAACTGTTTATGGTTTTAATATATCTGACAGGAATATAAAACATGATAAGGGTAAAATTTTACGTAATATGGTTGACCCTGAACTTGGTCTGCATATCCTTAATTGTGCTTTAGGAGTAAGAATAAAGAAAAACACTAAACAAACGGAGTTAGATTTTTAAATGTACGAACTAATCACAGATAAACGCTATTTCAAAATAGGCGTTACATATTACGTCAAATACGGAATTAACAAATACACTAAACTTGTATATCGTGCAAGGGTAAAAAGAGAATCCGAAGATGAATATGCCTACTACAAAAAAGTGATGGCTTACAGGTTCGATAAAAAGGAATTGTATAAGAAAGTGTAAGGCTTCACCCTTACTTTTCGCTGGATAATGTAAGGCTATAACCTTACAAAAATATAATTAAGTAAAATAAACCTTGCATTTACTCAATTAATTGTTTATATTTACAAAATGGAAAATACATATCACGAAATATTAATGCGGTTGCATCTTCACACCTGGACCCGTAATTATGATAAACTTAATAAACTGGGTGATTGGTCGTATATGCAAACCAACTCAGCTGAGGGTATAGATATTACCAAAGCGGATGCGGATAAGATGTTAATTGAAAAATTTAAAGAGCTATGAGAGTAAAAGTAATAAAGTATAGCGATAAAGATTATTGGTACTCGAACAAAATAGGTAAAACATACAAAGTTATAGATCATCCTGGAAGTGATTATGAATGTGCAAAAAAAACAGGACATTTTTTAAAAAAATCCGACTGCGAAATAGTAGAAGGTGAAATGATTGATAAGCTGGTAGGAGTTTTGCCTAATTGCCCGTTAAGTGAATTAGACATAGAACAGGATGATATTAATGGTGAACATTACCGGCAAATGGCAATCGAACCACTAGATTACAGTATGGCTAATAAGCACAATCCATGTCAGGCTAAAGTAATTAAGTACGTATCTAGATACCCATTCAAAGGCGGGATTAAAGACCTTAGAAAAGCTGAAAAGATGCTTGATAGATTAATCGAATACGAAATTGGGAACGAGTTATGAATGAAATCCAAAGATTTGCCGTTATCCAGGAGCTGGAATTATACTTGAAATCAAAAGGAATCTTTTTTTATAAGGAATCCCCATTTAATGAGCTGATGGAAACAAAGCGGAAGTTTAGAGCTGATTACTCATTCACTCACCCGGATAATGCAGCCGACTATATAATCGAGCTGAACGGTGGGCAATGGCAAAGTGGCAGGCATAACAGAGGCGGTAAAGGCTATGAAACCGATTTATATAAGATCAACTTAGCCTGCTCGAATGGTTACAGGGTGCTTCAATACACTTATGAGATGTTGGCTAGACAGGAATATAAAGACTTTTTATAAAAATTAACAGCTATGAGTAAGATAAAAGAACTAATCGAAAATGCA